CTGATTAGTGGAAATACCCACCATAGTAATTCCACCAGTTGATGATATACAAACTATATCTATACCTTTACCAACAGCTGACGTACCTTATTATGTACCTATGGTTGTACCTCCTAGTGATCTTAGAGATGAACAAGGAGTAAAACCTAAAGAAACTAAAACTGAGGCACCGCCAGCTCCTAAGTTAAAGATACCAAATTTACCACCTATACCTATACCTTCGACTGAGGTCTTAGTTACAACTAGCATAGCAGCTGTTACAGCAGTTGCAGCTACAACTTTTACACAGCCGATTATAGAAAATATAAAGAAGAAAGTACAAAAATTCCTACAAGGTAAGATAAACAAATGGAAGGAAAACCGCCTGAAGATGAAAAAAAGAAAGGACTCTTAAGTAAACTAAAAGATGCTGCTGAAGATAAGGAGCATCAAATAGAAATCTTAGGTACCTTTGTTAGACTAGGTGTAGTCGTCTGGTCAGGTTTTATTATTACTATGAACTATGTAGAAATACCGATGGTAAAGAAGTCTGGAAACAGCGATATCACGTTCGTCGCCAGCGTCTTTACGGGAGCTTTGGCAACATTCGGTTTGACTACGGGAAAAAATGGTAGTAGTAAAGGACCAGTAAACTGCCCAATGAATAAACCTAAACCAAAAGTATGAAAAAATGGATCATACTCTTGGCTCTGTTATCACCCGGCATAGCAAGAGCAAACACAGTGACTCCTTCCTTCACTACAGGAAGTATGCAGTCCACGACAACAACACAACAAACTATCACAGAAGAGATAGTACACGAGATCGAGGGATCAGCTTCCTCATCTTACAGTGGTACAAACGTTACGATAACTGGTGCCGGAGGTATTGGTCACGCAGACACAGTCTACACACCAACTACCAACGCAACAGATTGGGATCTACAGATCACAACCAGAGAGGCAGGAACGATCGAAACGATAACTATAGATCGGGTAATCGACACAGACTCAACTACTTCATCTTACTCTATCTTCTCTCAATAGGTACACCCGTACTTGCTGAAGGTGAAGATACCAACGTTAGTAACCCAGTCGCCGCAGCTACTGGTAACGTGACCAATCAGGCAGTGCAATTCCAGAACAATGGAGCACAAAGTAGACAGTATTATGGTCCTAATATAAGTTGTAATGGCAGTACAATGACATTCCAACCATTTTATATGGGCAATCATACTAAACCGCTTGATGAGTTTATGCAACCTAGCAGCTATACGCTGGCAGAAAACTGGGGGTTCCAGATTAATTTTATGGTACCTTTAGATAAGACAGGTTACAAACAATGTAAAGAGCTGGCTAAACGCCAAGAAGAAAAGATGAAGCTCGAGTATGAGATTACACGAGCACACAAATGTGCAGATTTAATGAAAAAGGGTTTTATGTATAGACCCGGCACACCTATGGCTAAGGTATGTCAGGACATAGTACCTATCGTTAAAGTCAAGCCACCTAAAAAATTTAAACTATTCTAACCCAAATGATTACTTTACTCAAACCAATTATTTTAACTTTTGCTAAGTCAGACTCAGTTAAGAGGCTCATCGTTGATGTCCTTAAAAAGTTAGTTGCTTCTACTGATAACCAGCTAGATGATAAAGCGGTGGAGTTCATAGAAACTAAGATCTTCGTAGGATCTAAGTAGTTTTTATGACTCAGTTACTACCTTCACCTGAACATTATCTACAAAATTTAATAACAATGCAAAGTCCTGATGCAAAGAAGCTCTGGAGAAGAGCTGTCAAAGAGCACTTCAATTGTACATGCGTTTATTGCGGAGAATTACATGAATTACACAATCTTACTATTGACCACGTTCGACCTAAATGTAAAGGTGGACGAGATGTTACAACTAATGTTGTACCGTCGTGCCGTCGATGTAATCAGGAAAAAGGTAGTAGAAATTGGCTTGATTGGATGCGAGCCACGTTTGGATATAATCCAGACCGGGAGCACGTGATCCTATCTCATATAAATTAAAATGAACAAAGCTAACGAAGAGCAGTTTAACGAACTGCATAACCTTGTCACGAATGAGTTTTTAAACAGAGTTCGTAACGGCGAGGCAACCACACAAGACCTTAAAGCAGCTTGTGACTGGCTAAAAGCTAATGATATTAGCGGTGTAGCCTATGATGGTAACCCATTAGATAAATTAAATCAGTTAATGCCTAAAGTAGATCCTGAGTTAATAACTCGGAGGATGTATGGCAAAAGGTAAAACACAAAGATATTATGATGCAAATCCTGCTGCTAACAAGCGTAGGATTGCACAACAAACACGATATAACAAAAACGGTAAAGGCAATAAGATTGCTAGAGAAGCTGTAGCGTTAAATCGTAAAATGGGTACATATGGCAATGGCGATGGTAAAGATGCCTCGCATAACATGCATGGTCCCGGAAAGCATGGATTAGAAAGTCCATCAGCTAATCGTGCTAGACCACGTAAGAAAAACAAAAGCAAACTTTACATCGCTAAATAATGAAAAAACCATTTAGAAGGGAGTTTCCAAGTACAGTAGCTGGTTTAAAAGCCTATAATAAAGCTAAAAGTAATTGGAATAAAACACAAACAGGAGAAAGAAAAAAGGCAACTAAAGGTAAACCAAATAGAAGAGACTTTCCAAGCACTGTAGAAGGTTTAAGAAACTACAACAAAGCTAAAAGTAATTGGAATAAAACAAAAAACAAAAACTTAAAAGACTTAAAAATTAATAACAAGTTGTCAAACCAAGTTGGAAATGTTGAATCAAACTCAAAACAGACAAGTGCATCTATAAGAGCTAATCAAAAAAACAACGACAAAAACAGTAATAAGTTAAAAATAAATAACGAAAAGAAAAAAGTTGTTCTTAAAAAAGAAACAAACAAAGTTGTTAAAAAAGAAACACCTAAGAAAGAAACACCTAAAAAGGTAATTAAATCTACAACTAAAGGTGGACCAGTTAAATCTGGTGTTGAATACGCAAGATCTAAGGGTGATGACTTAGCTGGATTTAGAAGAGGACCTAATAAAGCTTTAGGTAAAGATACTCGTATTACTAAAAAACTTAAAAAGTCTGGGTTTACTGAAGATCGTTTAGCTAGATTACGTAAACAACATGCTGAGTTTAAAGCTAGACGTAAAAAAAAATAAGAGGTAACTATGGTAGCAGGTAAATTATTAACTAAAGCTGCAGCTCCAGTTGTAGAAGAAGTTGTTTCTCCATTTGTTAAAAGGTTATTTAAAGGCGTAAAAGTTCCTACAAAAACACAAAAAATTGTAGGTGAGTTAAATAAAATTGACCAAAAGACTATATTAAGTTCTATTAAACAAGAACCTGAAGCAGCTCAAGGTTGGCAGAATATGTTTATGAATGCTGGTTCTGATGACGTTGAAGTAAAACTAGCTGCCTTTGAAGAGTTAAATCAATCTTTAACAAGATTTAGAGGTGAAGCAAAACTTCAACAAAAAGAAAATAGAATTGATGATATGTTCTATAAAGATGCTAAAAATACAGAACCTCCAAATCTTGGTCAAATGGGTCAAGATATTCAGTCTGGTAAAACAGCACCACCTGAACAGTTATTTGATTTTTCAAATGAAATTAACGACTTAGTAAAAGAAGGTAAATTACCTAGAGGTCCACAAAATAGATTTGAAGCTATTGCTTTAGGTACTAATAAATTTGATGACGAACAAGGTATCAATAGAATGATACGAAGGTTTAGATCTGAAAAATTACCTTTAGGTAGAACAGAACAAACTATATTACGTCCACAGCAACGTGGTATGACAAAACGTTTACAACGAGAATCCAATTTAACTCTTGGTAAAGATGAAGGTTTTTATGTAGGTACTCCAACTGGGTCTCATGCTCATCATTGGAACCCATTAGCTTTGATGGATAAAGTAGTAGATGGATTATCACCTAAACAATCTAAATCATTTATTAGATACGTGGAAAAAGAACTAGGTATATTTTCAGGTAACCATATGGGTAACTTACGTCAACTTCCTGAAAACGTTCATCGAATGTTACATAGACGTTTAGAAGACTTAGGTTATGATCCAAGAACTTTAAAAAGTTTTTTAGGAGCATCTCTTAAAGAAAGAAAAGCATTTATGAAAAAATTAAAAGTTGATTTTGATAAACTTGAAGAAGATATATTTAGAGAAATGATGGTAAACAAAGGTAACCAAGCTGGACCTCAACTTAAATGACAGACGTATTAACATCATTACAAGAAGACTTTAAACTGTTCCTACAAGCTTTGTGGGATCAGTTAGATCTTCCTCAACCTACGAGGGCACAGTATGCGATTGCTGATTACTTGCAGAGTGGTCCCAAAAGGCTTCAGATTCAGGCGTTCCGAGGTGTTGGTAAGTCTTGGATTACTGGTGCTTTTGTGCTATGGACGATATTTAAAAATCCAGAAAAGAAGATAATGATTATCCCTGCGTCTAA